CTAGCCTTACTGCCGATAATAATAGCTGCAAATTCTTTATTTGCAACAAATTCCTTTTCCAGTTGCGCCGTCGTCAATTTCGACGATTGCCCGTCCTTGTCCAAGATAACTAATTCCGGTTCGTCTCCGTCAAATGATACGGTAAGACGTTCAAGTAACGCCTTTGACATAAGGGTTGGAGCCGATGAAATACGACTAGCGATTTCGTTAGCCGCCGCGTTGACCATTTGCTTTTTAATGAATTCGTCCTTACTTGAAAGCTTCGTAGACAGTTCGCCCTTTTCGTCGTCCCAAGCTTTCTGAAGCTTGGCAATATCCGTTGTCTTTCGTTTGTTCGGACGCCTACGCCTATCGCCTTCCCCTTCGTCATCTTCGCCGGGTTCGTCGCCTTCGTCGTCTCCCTCCAGTTCCTTCAACCGGGCTTGTGCTTTCTTCAAATCGTCTTGAGCCTTTTTCTTGTCCGCCTTTTCCCTATCCCGCGCCCGCCGGAGTTCTGCCGTATCGTCGTCCCCCTCAAGATCAAGAATATAGCTGTCCCCGCTTTCGGTATATTGTTCTTTGATACCGTCCGCTAGCTTCGTATATTCTTCCTTGGTTAGCTTGCGCTTCATTGCCATGGGTACACCCTCACTAGATCAAGATGATATCCAACTTATCCCGTAGCCCGTCTAACGAAATAACCTTAACGTTGTCAAGGCTAGGGTCCACGTCCCCAAAGATATCCTTTAAGACTTCGCTAGGTTGTCCGTCTAACCATTCGGCTAACGTATCCGGTTCCTCAATATCTTCCCGGCTAGGGCTAATTGGAACCGTCGTACTACGACAGTTGTAATGGGCTGGAGGTTGCGGACCTTCCCCCATCTTATAAATCTCGCCGTCACGTTCCCAACAGATTTCAGTAGTTACGTCGTCCAATACAGAAACCCATTGGTATTCGTCGTAGTAAGATGGGGCTATCTTATCCTTTACCGAAGAACTAGTATGCGACATTAGGGTACTAGCCAACGTTCGGCCCCAACCGCTAATCTTTCCAAATACTCCGTCCTTATATCCTAATGATTTAACCCCTCGAATACTTTTGAATACGTCCGTCGTATCCAATTTATCAGCGTAGCCATTCCTTAAAAGACGTTCGATATTCCCGACAGACGAATTCCGAAATGTATTGGCAGACTTTTGAAAGGTTTGCCCGGTAGCTGGAATATTGGAATTCTTCACGCTACCCCACACATTCGAGGGGGTAGCTAACCTGTCTCCGGTATCCTCCCGAAACATTCCTTGGAATAAGGTAGTTTCAACCCGGGACAGCTTCTTAGTATCGTTCATTAGTTCTTTAGTATTCTTGTTATGAACGTCGTTTGTCCGGAGCCGGATATCTGCCACAAACCTATTAAAATCCGCTTTGGTAAATTCTCCGAAGTTGTCAACGTTAATATTCTGAAACGCCCGTTTAACTACAGCGTCAAGGTCCGATACAACAGACGAAGAAAATTCGTCCGCTGTACCTTTCTTCGCCCCCTCCAGATAGAGGGAGTGTCTTAGCATCATGTCGTATAAAGACGCCATTTACGCCGCCGGAGGTTCGCTACCGGGTTCGTCTAAGGTTACGTCCCCTAGCCCCAACTTTTCTTGTTCGTCCCGAATAACTTTCAAAGCTTCGTCGTCAGGCATAGTAGCAATTCCAGCCCGCCGGAGGTTCGCCCGCATTTCGCCAAAGCTAAGGGCTTGCGCTTGCCATTCCTGAATAAGCGCCGAACGTTCGTTGGACGATAGCTTAATCAAATCAAATTCGGTATTCAATTCGAATTTGATAGCGTTCATAGCTTCAGGGGATACGCCTTCGAATTGCGCCGCCCAACGTAGCCCTTGGGTAAAGGCGTCCGATACGTTATCCGCCGACGCCGACAACGTAGACGTTTCATAGCTTTGGTCTATGCTAGCCTCCGTCGCCGTTCGCTGTACGGCTTGCGGTTCTACCAGCTTGGCACCCAAGGCCACCATTTGCCGTTCCTTGTGCTTCATGGCCTCAAATGGCAACGTGTTCGGGTTGGGCTGGATCATTCCGGCTAGCGCCCCCATAGGCAACGGGATAGCCGCCCTAGCCCCCATTTGAACCTTACCCTTGAATATTTCATCTACCCATTGTTGGGTCAATCCGCTGAACCACGCCGTAGGCTGTCCAGTAATATAACAACTTTCTTCATAATCAGCCGAATTGCGATAATGAGCAATATTAAGCGCCGCCAAATCATACAACGGAGGTTCGTCAACATCCGGATCATTGTTTTCGGGTCCAATGAACGTAAACGGAATTTCATTGAATGGTTGCCCGTTCGCTTGTGTGGGGGTTATTTCTTGATAGCGCCCCGCCTCCCTCCAACGTTCCGCCGTGTATACGCCGTTCGTCAACCTTAAGACCCTGTATTCAGGCCTTTTAGTTTGTACGAAACCGTCATCCGAAATAACTTTATTTTCTTTGATTACGACCATGGATAGAATACTACGTCCGCCCTTTGGAGACGTTCGCCAGTTGATAATATCCTTTGGGTCAAAGATCGTAAACCCCGCCTTCATATCTCCGTTCTGAAGTTCAGCCCGGGTAACCGTTCCCCCTGTCTCCGGGAAATCTACGAACAGCCCGGAGCGCCCGTACCCCACAGTATAGCCCGCCCCGAATTTAGATAGTTGGGTAAGGTTGACGCCTAGCCCCGTCGCATCGTCCTTTAATTGCTCCAGTTCCGGGGGGACTTCGATGATTGGTTCCCGTGAATAGATTTGGCCAACTAGTCCGCCAAGGGTTCGCTTAACAACGTTGTAAAAGACAGCCCGCATAATATAAGCTTCGTATCGGAGTTTGTTTTCCTCCGTCACGTCCAACGGGTTCGGTATCGGCAAATACTTATTCCGCCGTTTCTTTACAGTTATTTCCCCCGCTACGCAATCCCGGATTACGTCCCATTGTTTCTTGACTTCGCGCAAATCGTCGTGTTCTGTATTCACGGGCATTTGGTTTAACCCTTACGTTGGAAAGACCAGCTTTAGGTTTCGAGCCGCGCGATTGCTTCCCTTTAATACCCGATACCTTACTACGTCGTAACAATGATCTTCGCTTTCAGTGTCTACGTCGTCTATTTTATCTTCGTCACGGGGCAACGCTGGCAACGTTGAAATAGACGCTATACAATTCGACATGAAATAAAGCCCCGCCCCCTCCCGCCTTATTCCAGCCTCCAGCCGTTCCCGGATCAATTGTAAGCCTATCTTACGGGAGCCGGGGGACTTGTCTGATTGTTGCCAGTGTACGCCCTTATCCCCCATTTTCTTTTCGAGCGTATCAACGTCAGCCTCCCGAACGTCTCGAATAGAGTTGTCCGCCGGGCCGGGCCATGGACGGGTTACAATCCATTCGTCTTTGAGTAACGTTAATTCCCGGTCTATAATTCCGTCCGCTATATCCGCCGCCGATAACCTTAATCCTAAGTTCGTCCCGATATCCTTGGACCCATACCATTCATGAAATACGATAATTGAGCCGGGAGCCGGGGCGAATATAGACCCATCACTTAGGGTCATTTCTTCGCCATTAGCTTCAGCAAACCATAGGACAGCGAATGGTTGCGTTGAACCCCAATCTAATCCCCGGTCTATACTCCAGCCCGCCGGTATCTTACTTCGCGGGATTACGTGAACATTCTTCCGCCATAGGTCCGATAGAGCGCCGCCCGCGACTATATCCCAATCCCCCCACAACCAAGCTTTACGAAGGTTTTCGTCCATAATACTTTCTAGTTCGGCAATGTATTCAGGGGAAAGGTATATGTTCTCTTTATACGAACCGAAGATAGTAACTTGCGTTTTGGTGACAGGCTCCCGCTTTTGTGTGCGGGGATTGAATACGTCAATGGTTCGTTTAATGACTTGCCCATACGGAGCCGGGTCTATGAACCGCCGCTTTACTACGGAATGTCCAGCCCCGTAGGGATTAGTTGTAGCGAAGATTTCAAGAGGGATAGGCGGTAGGTTTGGGTTATCCTTTTCAGGTACGAATGACGAACGGTTGCAAGTCATCATTCGGTCAAACAGTTCAAGGGTAGGATACTTACATACTTCATTCCAACCTATGAAGGGGAATTCTTGCCCGTGATAATTCCAGTAATCGTCAAGTTTCTTAATAGCCCTAAACAAAAGTTCTTCGCCCGTTGGCCAAGTCCATTTGTAGTCTTGCGCCGACGACAGGAACCTAGCGCCGTCCCCAAATGCGTTGAACCAACGACGGGACTTATTCACCAAATCGTCAAGGTTCTTGTATTCCCGGTCAAAGATAACCCCGCGCCAGAACGGGCCATAGCCCATACCTACCCGCTTTCGAAACTTCATGAGTTGGGTATCAGTTTTCCCGGGGCCTCTAGCGCCCGTATACAACGTAATATGGGCACGGCTATCAATAGCTAACTCTTGACTGGAATTAGGTATCGGAACCCAAACAGGAACCGGCCCCGGCTTCAACTTGGCGTTAGTCCCGTGCATACGTTATTCAATCCCTTGAGTGTTCTATTAGCTTCGTTTGATGCTTCCTTGCCTTCGTCTCCCATTCTCCGTCGTTCCCGAAATCCTTAACCACCATGACCCGTAAGTTAGTGTTGTTCTGGATATTCTGGATATTCGTTTCCGGTTTTGCAATGAACGAACGGATTTCGGCGTAAAGCTTATAAGCCGCCAACCTGTCCTTAACGTCCGTATTAGGCCTGTCCGCCAAGTCAAAAACACGACGGGCCAGTATCGCCTTTGACGGAAGGTATTCATCTTCCCCAAATTCCTTTAGTAGTTCGGCCTGAACCTCTAATACGTAGGGGTCAATAACCCAAGCTTGCGAAACTTGTAGCGCCCGAATAGTATCCGTTCCGAACAGACGATAGGCCGCGCCGTAGGGGTCATTCGGATTACGCAAGAGTTCTTCAGCAAACTTGCGTTTAAGTTCCTTTTCATTCTTCGTTTCAACTTGCGTTAACCATGCCATTTCAAAATTCACCTATGACATTGACCGCAAGAAGGTAGCCTAATGTGAGATTGCATACCCGGAGGCGGGGGGACAGGAGGGGGAGCCGGAGCCGGATAGCCTCCCGGATAGGCTCCAATGGGTCCACCTACACCCCCCGGGTAGCCGAATGTCAACGGCGAAACTGTTACCGGGGCTACCGCGCAACCTTCAGCTACGACAGCCGTAAGCATTAGCGATACATATAGCCAACGCATTAAAACCCCCGCCGTTGGAGTTTCCAACGACAGGGGTTAACACATTCGAGCCGCTAGGGCAATGTGGCTATTCCGTTCGCCAGATACCCGCGCCTTTCTGGCCTTCAGCAACGCCCCATTGCCCCGCCATATCCGCGTTAGCGGTGACACTCCGAACAATGAACCGTTTCGGGTCCAGCCGTTTCGTTGCAGACGATACGGTAGACGCAATCCGTTTTGCGGGGTTCGGGTTGTCCGCCGTCGCCGGAATGAAGAACGATTGATTTACGTCCATGGTTTCGAACCCGTAGACGGTTGAACCACGCCCGCCCCGCGCCGCCGCCGGGGGAAGGATATTCGACGCAAACTTATACGTTCCCCGTTTCGCTCCGTCCGTTGCCGGAGCCGGGTTCGGAGCCGGGTTCGGAGCCGGAGCCGGAGCGCCCGCCGGAGGACCCCAACCCGCCGGGGTTGGATTGACCGCCGGTTGCGTAGCCGTATAGACGGACGAACCAAGGGGAGTTGCGCGGAAGGCGATTTTATCGCCGTCCTTGATTGCCGCGTTGTATTCAACCAACGGCCCCCGGGTATCCTTCAAGAGCGCCGCCATATCAGCTTCCGTTGCCATGAACGGCGTATTTGCGTTCAACGCCTTGACAGCTTCCGCCAGAAGATTGACCGGAGCCGTTGCCGGAGCCGGGGTAGTTGTTGCACCCTTGCGGGGACTTCGTGCCATGTTTCAGTTCTCCATATCCGGAGCATGATTGCCCGGTACGTTGAATATAGGCATGGACGTACACCCCTGTCAATACGACAGGCCTACGATTGTTCGGATAGGAATTAGTTCACAAGAGCCGATAGGCAAAATGTAATGCATAAATCGTGTTAGATATGCCTACGTTTTGGGTCCACTTCCAAGACGCCTTATCAGTTGTAGCGTTCGCTTCAATACGTCCCCCGTCCGCGTTCGCCAAACCGGCCATTTGGTTAGCAGCCGTCAACGCACTAGCAATAGGCAATTCAATTTGAATTTCAGTTGTCGTATTTACTAACGTAGGTTGAGCCTGTATTCGTCCTGTTACCATCACATAACTGCCAATACGTAACCAAAAGAAAGAACTAGCCGTAGACGAAGTAACATTAGCAATATCAGTTAGAATAGGTACATATGTTCCGGAAGCAATATCCGCAAAGTCCGCCGCCGTATACGCTAGCAACGTCTTAGCTTGCGCTACCGTCATATCCTCCGGATCACCTGTCCCCGCCGTCGCCCGTCCTTTGAACCGCGCCGTTACCATATTCGCAAGATGAACATTCGTAACCTTATCAACTCCGATAGCCGTAGCCCCGTCCCCCGTACTAGTTACATCGCCCGTATGATTGGGGTGTACGTAATTGTTAGCTCCGTCCGCTACGTTCAAAATAGTTCGGACTTGTGTAGCCGTTAAATCTACGGGGTCCGCCGTTCCAGCCGTCGCATTGCCTTTAATTCGTAGCGTAGGCATTTGCGCTAACTTAGCGTTTGTAACTACGTTAGCCTGTATTGTTTGCGCTCCGTCCCCCACAGATACAACGTCCCCGGAGTGATTAGGATGGACGTAAGTTGTACGGGTTATACTAATTTCGTCAACGTTAATAACAGACGCTAACGAACCCGCCAAATGTTGAACACGAATACGGGCAACCCGTCCACCCGCCGGAACAGTCCATGTACGCTCAATCTTCGTCCATGCGGTTGTGAACGCATTATCCATGTTGGCTGTACCGGGGACAGTTATATGCCCAATATCATAAGGAAACATCGAAATACGTAAATGGTTCGCTGAAGCTACGTCACCTTTAGCTAATACCGATATGTTCAATACTTCGCCTTCAATAACTGGAATGAATTCATTGTAAAGCACATTCGTATTAATAGGGATTTGAGCGTAGTATTCGCCCGAAATTCCGTTAGCATCATTCATTAAAACAACACTTGTCGCCGTCCAGCCCGTTAACCCATCTTCAAAGCCGCCATTGGTGACAAGGTTACTATTAGTTGAAAGACCTTTAGCAATAACCATCCTGACTTGGGAAGCCGTCAAGTCCTCCGGGTCATTCGTTCCCGCTGAAGTTCGCCCCTTGATTGTTTGCGTGGCCATGTTGGCCAAATGTGTATTAGTAACCTTATCAGTTCCAATAACCGTTGCACCGTCCCCGGTAGACGTTACGTCCCCGAAATGGTTCGGATGAATATAATTATTGGCTCCGTCCGCTACGTTCAATAACCCCCTTACTTGAGCCGGGGTTAAGTCTTGGGGGTCACCTAGCGAAGTTAGCCGCCCCTTTATCGTATCCGCCGCCATATCCGCCAACTTGGTATTAGATACGGCATTAAGCGCGATAGTTTGCGCTCCGTCTCCAACGGAAGTAACGTCCCCAAAATGGTTAGGGTGTACGTATGAACTACCGTCTACGATAGCCAATAGCGCCCGGACTTGCGCTACGGTTAAGTCTGTGGGGTCACCCGCCCCGGCCCCTAGCGCCCGGCCTTTCATAGTATCCGCTGGCATGTCCGCCGCTTTGGCGTTCGTAACAGCGTTAGCTACAATCGTCGTAGCGCCTTCCCCTGCACTAGTAACGTCTCCCGAATGATTAGGGTGAACATAAGCGTTAGCCCCGTCCGCTACATTCAATAAGGTTCTAACTTGTGTAGCGGTCAAATCCTCCGGGTCACCCGTTCCTGTAGTTGTTCGTCCTTTGATCGTTTGAGTAGGAACGTTAGCTAACTTAGTATTTGAAACTACATCCGCCGCTATAGTCGTATTCCCATCCGCTACAGAAACAACATCGCCCGAATGGTTAGGGTGAACATAATTAACAATATTCAAAAGGGTTCGGACTTGAGTAGCGGTCAAATCTTGCGGGTCACCTATAGAAGTTAATCGCCCTTTGAGCGTATCCGCCGCCATATCAGCAAGTTTGGTATTGCTTACCGCGTTCGCTGCGATTGTCGTATTCCCATCACTAACAGAAGTAATATCACCACTATGATTAGGATGAACGTAGTTATTGGCTCCGTCTGCAACATTGATAATAGCCCTAACTTGTGTTGGAGTTAAATCTTCAGGGTCACCCGTAGCCGCCGTAGCCCTACCCTTAATCGTTTGCGTAGGAACGTCCGCCGCCTTAACGTTACTAACGGCATTGTTGGCAATCGTCGTAGCGTTGCTATCAACCGGGGCTGTAACGTCTCCCGTTAACGCCGAACGTCGTAGCGCCGTACCCGAAATTCCTAATGAAACTCCAACCGTAATAGGTTCGGGTTGACCCGTACCTGAAGCCGAACCCCGACCCAACAGCCGGGACGCAACTAAGTCCGGTACAAAAGCGTCTGAACCGTCTGCCCCCGCCGGACCCGTTGGACCTATCGGACCTTGAACGCCTTGAATACCTTGAGCGCCGGTTGCCCCGGGAGTACCCGGGTTACCTTGGGGGCCTTGCGCTCCAGTTGCGCCGGGATTTCCTTGGGGACCTTGCGAGCCGGTAGCGCCCGTAGCGCCGGTATCGCCTTTCGGACCCGCCGGGCCGGTTGCCCCGTCAACGCCGTCTGTACCGTCCGCCCCCGGAGGCCCCGTAGCCCCATCCGCGCCCGTTGGACCTATCGGCCCCGGGTCACCTTGCGGACCCGCTGGACCCGTTGCCCCCGCTGGACCCATGGGGCCTTCTGGACCCGGGGGGCCTTGGTCACCCCCGCCCGGACCAATGGGGCCTTGTTCGCCTTGGGGGCCTTGTGGACCCGCCGGGCCTTCCGGACCCTCCGGACCTACCGCCCCGTCCGCCCCATCCGCTCCCGGAGGCCCGCTAGCGCCTGTAGGCCCCTCCGGACCAATAGCCCCCGGGGGGCCGGTGGGGCCAGCAACCCCGGGGGCACCGTCAGCCCCTTCCGGGCCGGGAGGCCCCGGGGGTCCATCCGCGCCGGGCTGTCCAGCCGGGCCGGGTAGCCCAATCTCAGTTACAACGGTAATTGGGCCGTCTGACGGAACTATTGAAATATCTTCAGGAACTACGGTTATAATATCCGTTTCTTGCGTTATCGTAATTTCTTCGTCACTATCGTCTAATACTATGTCGTCTTGTTCTGCAATATCTAACGCTGTCTCCGGCGTAGTTACCGGGTCCGATTGTTGAACTACAATAAGTTCATCCGCCGTAGGCGTTATTACGAAATCATCCGGTTCGGAATTGATTACAAAATCAGTCATTGCGGGTTATCGGGTTTGCAGCTTTGAAGTTGCCCCCAATAACATAAACCGGGTCACCCCCGTCTGTCCGCAGAAAATCAAACAGGTATTTCTTACCCGCAACTAACGCCGTCGTATTCGACGTTTTAAGCGTAAACTTGAACCGCCCCGCCGTAGCTTCAATAACTTCAAAGTTACCAAGAGCCGTTGTCAATTCGTCCAAGATAGCTACCCCTTCAACTGTCTCCCGAACATCCGCCCGAAAGGTCCAGCCGGTTATATCAATCGGCACCCCGTCACTATCTTGAACTCTAAAGATACGTTCGTAAACCGTTCCCCGGTATACTGGCATGATACCCTCTTACGGCGTATGTTTTTCGAAACTAAACGACAAATCCCCCAAGGGGAATTTAACCGTATCGTTTTGTGCAATCGTCTTTGGCGTATCCAACTCCCGAACCGCCAAGATATTCCCCGCCGTAACCGCGTCATGTAACGTTGTATAGGTCACGTTAACGGGCGTAACTGAAACTGAAAGACCAAATGAAGTTTCAGCGGATTGTTCAACTAGATTATCAATCCCATCATTCGCCGGAATTACGATAGCTACCGCTATTCGAGCCGCCGCCCCCGTAATCGTAGCGCCAACCTCCGTACCCCCGGCCAACGGGTCACCATTCCAAAGCCCCACAAACAGCGACGTTGGAGCCGTAGGCATGGCCTGTCCTGCCATCCAACGGGCCAGCTTGTTAGCTAGGTATGGCGATAAATTCATATGGGTTCCCCTTGTGAATTGGGGACGCTAGGCCCGTTCTGAACAAACGTCAATTCCGGGCCGGAGGGTTATCAACCCTTTCCTGTCAACTCCGGTTGACCTTCAAACCTTGCAATCATTTCTTTCATTAATACAACTACGTCTTTCCTATCCGCGCCGTTAGATATATAGTTACAACGGCTATTCATATGTTCGCCGTAGGGAAAGACCATTAATACGAAACCCGTTTTACGTTCGGGTCCAACAATCTTACCGTTGAACATACGATCAAGATACCGGGCTAACATTACCATCTTTTTCCGGTATTCCTCCGATATCGGCTTATCCCCAAGTTCCGGCATTTAACCCTCCGTTAACCTTTATATTTCGAGGCTCCGCGTTAACCCTAATAGACGGTAATTGAATTAATGCCAAGGTATCCCGAAACAATACGTTGAATGGATCAAGTCTACCATTTCGTCCGTCATATTGTTACAGCCGATAAGCCTACGAGGAATATCCGTATTGCCATGCTTATTCACGACGTAGATACAGCCGCAATCATCCGACGTAACTAGTTCTTTTGAAAGTCCTTCCCGGACATACGTTTTCTTTTTCGCCATGATAACCCCCTGCCATGTAAGAAACCCCGGGGCTATTCACCCCGGGGCCTTCGTCGTAGGTTAGGCCGCAAGGGCCATTACATCGCCCGCGATACGCTCGATTGCTACCCTGTCATCCGTCCGGCCAATTCCCCGGGCGTAGGCGGTAGCCGCCGTAGTCACGTCCCAAAGGGTTTCAATCGGGCGGTTTTCTTCCGCCGTATGCGTCATCTTCAGCAACGGAGCCAAACGCTTGCCGAACCTCTTGGCAAGGAATTCGTCCACGTCGTCAACCCGCGAAGCCTGAGCCGCCGCCACGCCGTCCGTAATGGATTTGACGGACGAATTGGAATAGGCGTCAAGGGCCGGGAGGATTTCCCCCAACCATCTATCGGGAGCCGAAACCGTATGCCGTATCTTGATTTCGGAATACTCCGTAGCACCCCAAACAATACGGTTCATACAAACGTAATCGAACAGGAAGGTACCAAGCCCGAAGGTCTTGTCCCCAACTTCCGAATTCCAAACGAAGAAACCCCGGGCCAAAGACCCCGACGAACCATTGCGCCGGTTTGGGATTTCGATACGATTGGTTTCGTCCGCAAGGAATACGAACATATCCCTATCCGAAGCGTACAGCGTCGTATTGGACTTGTCCACAACGACAGCCTTACCGAATTCGCCCGGAACCCGCCATGAACCTGTCACGCCGTCTCCGAATTGCCGGACCATTGATCCGACAATATCCGAATTCCAGATACGCCCATAACGCGGGCCGGTTGCGGCGCGAAGTTCCGCCGAATGTTCGTCATAGACCAGAACGCCAACATCTTCAATGTTGCGTTTGTGCTTCAGGCCATAGTTGATACAGTCCGCCGAAATTTCCGCTGGAAGGGTCCGAAGGTAGTTGGCCGGGGCTTCCGCCAATTGCGACAGTTGGCCAAAACTCCAGTGTGTCGGGGCATGTTCGATACCCTTGTCCCCCACAATCAGGAGGCTCTTATGGTCCTCAGACGGGACAGCTTCGATACGCCGCGAAGATACGACGGTTTCCCGGGAATGATCCCGCTGATTGCCGAAATGCGCCAACATCGCTGTCAGCGAAGTAAAGCGTTCGTCGTCCGGTCTTGACGCCCATTGATTGGACGCCTTCATTAACGTAGCCATGTGTAGTCCTTTCGAGGTTGTGGCGCGGTTCCTAACCGGCCTTACCCCGTCAACGTAGGCCCCTCCCGAACCATTGTCAAACCCTAATTTGCAGACGTTGGCATATGGTTAATTTTCCGTTAACGGGAACCGTCAAAAACATGGTTAATAAAATCCGGTTCCGCGTTAGGGTTACTTATCCGTTAAGTTTGAAATATTCTTCAATTGCGGTAACAGCGTCTTGCCAACTCCAACATAAAACACAACGATAGCCTACGCTTTCAAGTTTATTAAACCACGCAACTTGACTATCCGATATACGCCCCTTACTAGTTTTCATTTCGATAAACAGCCCGTGATATCCGCCGGAGGGGACGGCTAGGAATACGTCAGGTACGCCCGCCCGAACGCCTTCCGCTTTCAGCTTGTTTGCCACAACCGGGTCACGCCAACCCCCGTTAGGGATTGCGAACAGGTTACGGAGTTGGGGATATAGCTGGAACTTCGTAGCCGCCCAACAAAATAGGGCAGCTTGTTCGCCGTGTTCGGTTCCGCTAGACGCCAACTTTTCCGGGGTCACTAAGTTTGATTTTGATTGGTACATTCGGGGAGGCCTCCGGTTGGGGGTACAGCTTCGCCAAATCGTCCAAGGTAAGGTTAGCGTGTTCGTCCGGGAGGGGGTGTACCGCCGCAAGTTCGCCCGTCACGTCTTTGCCCGAACGGGAGCCGGGAGGCCCGTCAGGCCATAGGGAAGGCCAGCAACGCCCGTTGTACCGAACCCATACGAACGCCCGCCCCATGGCCCCTAGCCTCCCCTGTGACAGCCCCAAGCCCGGGAGCATAGCCCCGGGGCCGGGTAGGCTGTCAATCCTCCGTTTCGTCGTCGTCGTCCTGTTCGTCGTCCGATTGTTCCGCTTCCATAGCCGCGTCTTTGATCCGTTCCGCTTCCGCTTTTTTGCGGAAGGCTGGAAGGGTGCGGTCAAAGTCCGCCGCCCGTCTAGCAGCTTCCTCAATTTCCCAAGCTTCAACTTCGTCCATGAAACTTTTCGGCATGTTCCGTTCCCATTGTGGGGAAGCCCCCGTAGGGGCCTCCCGGTTACGCCGCATGATCCATGAGGCCAACTACGATTTTGTAGCCCCGCCCCTTGAGTAAAGCCGCCCGGCGGTTCGCTTCCGCCAACGTCAGCCAGTTGATAACCCGGACTTCGCCGTATTGCGTCCGGTAGGCTACGGCGTACACGTCATGAGCCGGGGCCGTATGGGAGGCCAACACGTTCCGAAGATCGTTGGGGCCTTGGAAGGGAATAAACGTAACTTTGTCCGTCATTGCCGTTCTCCGTTGCTGATAGGGGGAATATACACCCCCCTATCCGAAAGTCAACTACGATCTTGACCTACGTTGGCCTACGGTTAATTTCGGGTTAACGCCCCAAATATCCGTATTTGAGGCCCCGGAGGTAGCAATGGTAGTCCGGTTCGTCGTTCTCGCAATCCAACGCTTGCGCGTCCCAACGAATGGCGGTAGCCCGGTCAATCCCATGGTCCGCCTGAAGCTTGGCCATATCGGCCTCGAAAGCCGCCGCCGCCCGGACTTCGCCAGCCCGTTCCGCGTCAATGCTTTCAACGATTGCGTTCTGGAGGTAGTCCAGTTCCGCGTTCTGTTCGGCCTCAGACATAGCCGCCACATTGCGGATATATTCGCTGGAGGGACGAAACCCGTATGCGTCTTTGTGCATGTCCAAAAGGCAAGAAAGGTCGTTCATTTCCGTAACTCCCGTTTGCTGATACGCACAACATACGCCGTTCCCTACGAATGTCAACTACGTCTTTAGGCTACGACGGGTTACGGTTAATTTTCGGTTAACGGGAACTTACGGCACATACCAAACAGGATTGCCGTATTCGTCGTTGAACGTTTCAACCCGATACGGAACAATTTTGTAAGGCTTGTTCCGAACGAAGTAATCTTCCGTACTTTCAATCCAAACCGGATCAAGGATAGCAGACAGCTTGTCAAGAGCCTCCCGGATTTCAGTTTCCGAGGTTCCAGCCTTGAACACTAACACAGTTCCATTGCGTACCATTGTCATCTACTCCCCGAAATCGCTATCAGACCAATCGTCTGACATATGGTCCGCAAAGACCAGATAGAAGGCCTTCAGCGTAACCGCGCCGTTAGCGCGGAGCATACGGCAGCTTGCGCCCCGGGCGTTTTGGGTTTCAACCCAATTATTCGCCAGCGTCTTGGCGTGTTCAACGCTTTCCGCGTCCAACTCCAGCCAAGAGCCGTCGTCCGCTTCAACGTGGACGACAGCAACGAAGGGAACGCCCGACGAAGCACGAACCGCCCGCCCCGCCTTCGCGGGAGCCGTCAGCAAATCGCCCAACTTGGTAGCAAGAAACTTGGCCATGTAGGCCTCCTATGTTCGGCGCGGTATTGCGCCAGCAACTTCGCGAATATACGGAGCGTAATTCCGTTTGTCAACTACGCTCCGTACAGACGGTTAATTTTCGGTTAACGGGAACTTTGCTCGTTACTTCGTCGCCAAGGCGAACTTGGTTTCGCCCATATTACGGAGGCAAGCGTTCATCTTGCGTTGTGAGGCTAGAACCGTCCGGGCTTCAACCGTAGCGATAACTTCGCCGTTCTTCAGGACTGAAAGACGGGTCTTACCGTTCGCCAGTGTTTCGCGGCTAATGTCGTATTCGTTCATTTCCGTAACTCCGTTCAAGTTGTCCGTTCCAACAATCCGGAATATACGACGGGCCTACGAACAAGTCAACGATAAAAATATGGGGGTGTAATAGACGGTTAATTTTCAGTTAACGGGAACTTTTGCCGGATATCCAGCCGGGAATGGAGTAAGGTTAGCGTCCGGTATTCGTCCCAATCAGTAGCCGTCCGGCCCCGAACCGCCATGACGAACGCCCGCCCGGACCTTGTGGGGGTACAGGTAACAGACAACCTCCGTTCCGGAATTACTCCGTCCGCCATGCTCCAGCCCCCACAATTGGGGCCGTAGACCCCTTGGAAGGGGCCGTAGTCCAGCCGGTTTCGTCTGTGGGAGGTTTTGGGGCCTCCGTAGACCATTGGGAGCCTGTCAACAGCTTGGCCCGTTCCTTGGCCTCCCTGTCCGCCCGGACAGCCTCGATTGCCATGGCCTCCCGGAAGGTCACCCGGGAGCCGTCCCCCAAGGGCTTGGCGTTCAGGAAATTGTCCCGGCATACTTGACAGGTTACGTCCTGAAAGACGGTTGCCAGTTCATTTGCTGGTACGATTTCATCGCACAACGCCATTTGCTTCGTTGTCCCGTGCAAAGGACCATTCCAGAACATTAGTGCCATATGTCTAGTCATTTCTTTACCCTTTCCTTGATCGTATCTACGTCCCAACCAATGTAACCAATTGAATTGCGTATCCGCTCTAACTTAGCGTCAACGAAGTACGTAAAACCTGCTAGACACACTAACGCAAAGATATACGCCCGGATTTCAGAGTAGTTCATTTAGTTGTCACCTCTAAGATTGTTGTCATAAGATACGCCCCTAGGAACGCCGCCGCTAGGCCGGATATTATGGCTGTCCATATCATGTAGTTCTGTATTCGTTGTTCAAGAGCTACGGAGATAGATACGAACAGTAGATACGTTACCAGCCCCACTATCCCGGCGGATATCAGCCCGGTTAGCAGGATCAATTGAACGTAGTTCGGAGCCTTGAACACGAACACGAAGGCTCCGATCATGATTGATACGGATAAGCCGTAGATTAGTAGTCTACCCGGGTCAATCATTCCTTGGCCTCCATTGAAGCTTTGATGTGCCGTTCTTTCAGGATGATACCCTTTTGAATATCGCCCCGCCAGAACTTGGGAACCCAACGTATGAATTCGTCTGTTTGCTCCCGATGATAGGTTCTGAAATGACCTTCAACGGCATGATAGGCCGGACTTTCCCTGAACCTGTCCCCCACACTAAGGGTAGAATTGGAGTTAGGTTCGTATTTGATCCGGGGCTTATCAATCATGATCGTAACTTGTTTGAATTCGATCAACGGACGTTTGCCGCGCCTAGCCCTAGCCTTTTGCAGCTTGTGGGAATGAACAGTCTTTTTAATCTCACATACCTTGGGAATGGACAGGACAAACAAACAATCCAAAGCGTCTCTAACGTAAGCCGTTATCGTATCTTCGCTATCCAGCCCATCCGTCCTAGGCCAACCCAAAGTAAGCATTTCAAAACTCTCTTGCGAAGCATACGGAGGCATATCAACGGCTAGTACGCCGAACGTATGGCAAACAGCGTCGTTGCACATAACGAACGATATCGACAACATTTCGGCTTTCTTGGCTATTGTCCCATCTTCGTATTTCATTTCAACGTCGCAAGACGCAATATAGACCCCGATCTTGGTCCGCTCTACCGGGGTTAGAATAGGGTACTCTATCCAAATGGGGTCCGATGGAAGTTGAATGTTTTTAGCCCATTGGGCAGACGTTAAGGCCTTTGCCTTGTAAAGACGTTCCACCGTATCGGAAGGGGATTGCTCAAATACATACTTTGAACAATTGTCGTTAGACATTGCCCCCACAATAGACATATGGGCGGACATGATGTGTTTCCGGTTTTCTACGTCCGACATTGGGGCCGGTTCCCCTATCTCAAGGTAGCGTTGGGCTACTGTAGCCATGTTGTTCCCCCGTGTTCGTAATGGCAGGTTGCCATGTTGTTCCCCACAAGTTGTTGTAGGATGGGAGGCTAGCAGGGTGAAAAGGGTACGTCAAGGTTCAAACGTATATACGGTTAACGATTAAATTCAGACGGGGTGGAAATGGGGTAGCCCCGACGTTTTGAATAAAATTTTAGGGGTAGGTGGGGGGTGGCGTTAACGTTAACGAATTCGCTTTGGGTGTTGTTGTCTATTGATTAAAATTAATTTTAATTTGAATACTTAACGAGTGTTAGGGTAATTAATTAACGTTAACGGGTATACACCATGTATGTATGTATGTAGGTACAGCCATACGCTTCACATTCATACAACCATAGTGTGTTCGCATAACATACATTATGGAATATAAGGCGGTCGCCTTATTATTGCAACCTATGTTAGTATGGTAAGTAGCGGTTAGCACTAACGATTAGGGTTAATCATGTATACGCTGTATGAATACTATCTATCAGATATCTAGCACCCCACAAGGGGCTAAGCCCTTGTTCTTACTTAATATCTATTATATCTATTATTATCTATTAAAAAAGAGAGTAGTTGGACAGTATAGAGGTGTATAGAAAGGCCGGTTTCCATAGATATCATAGATATTGATTATTATTGTTTAATATCAATAGCTTACCAATATCTATCGCCCCCTAGATATAATAGATATTGCCTCCCAACAACAACTTTTAACCGTATTTACATAGAGTTCTTGACGTATACACTATATACCCCTATGATACCGCCCCGACTACACAACACTAATTTGTGGGGAAGTAACATGTCTAAGCTTGTCTTAATAATCAAAGATGAAAACGAAGTTATCTACCAACATTGGGAACTAGAGACAGACGAACAAAGTATAGTACGAAACAAAATGAACATATCTAATCTATGGATTAATTACATTTTGCATAAAACTAAGAATATGAAATGTATCATTATCGCAGGCAAACCCCCTGTTAACCGATAATTAACCGTCTCCCAACACTCCAATCTTAGAAGTTGACAACACTACATTCCCAACGTATATTGAATGAAGTTGAACAACGGGAGACAGACATGACCTACTACCAGAACGAAATACAGAAATTCTTTGGTTGCAGCGAAGTTGCAGCTAAGAATATTCACCAATTGGTGTGCGTTTCGGGGATTTCGTTTTCGAATTCCTCACAAGAACAGTTGAACCGGGCTTACACCAATGCCCGTGACGCACTTGTATACCTGAACAAGCTGGAGGATTGATAAATGTCTACGGAACTAATCAAACAGCTACAGTCCGAAATTGCGTACTGGATTGTTCGTATCAAGTTAGAGAATGACTGGAATACGATTGTCAAGATTGAAACCCATATCATGGCACTAGAACATGAAATCGGAAGATTAGCCCCACATAGGGGCTAGTTTCTTTTTAACTCATTATCAAAGTATTAAGGTTAACGCCACCCCCCAACTTTATTAACCATGATACAAGATAACTATTGACGTATAAATAAGGATATGCCTAGGCTGGACCCCCACATAGGAGGGCAGATTGTTCAAGGACCTAGAGGCCAAGTCCCATAAGTATACTAACATTGAACATAGGGCATACATCAAGTGTGGGGATAAGTTACTACTAATATCCGTCACAAGTCATTATAAGTCCCATAGAACATACGGCAAAGTTATTTCTAGCTTCTGGAGGCTGAAAGGGGATACAATCAGCCGACTAGCCGCCCAACTGCTATTCGAGGCCTACCCATCACAAGAGTTTCGCAAATGCAAGCTACTAGCGCCCAACCAATCCATATCAACAACGTAACCTTTCGCTGCTATCATGTCGTAGGCCTCCGGTTCAAATGGGTTAGTGACGATACAGAACTAGAGGCCTATCGCTACCCCCATTCATTGACGTATCGGGCCGTAGTAAGAGGGGAACTAATCCAGAAGAAATTTCGTTCAATGCAAGGGGCAATGCGATACGCCGTTGAAGTTCGGCAATCCTATGACGTATGGAAGGAAAGATAATGCCTCAAACCCGAACCCTTAAAACGAATTGTACGAATTGCCAACTTGAACTAGACGGAGCTACACACCCCACAATGGACATTGGACCCAAGCCCGGGGATATATCCGTTTGCGTCTATTGCGGTCACGTCATGGCATTTACAGACACTCTTGGATTGCGTGACTTGACAGACGCCGAAATCGTTGCCGTAGCCGGAGACAAGCAATTATTGGAGGCCCAACATTTCGGGGCGTTCTTCCGCAAGCTGGACAAGGAAAATCAATGATGCGCCTACGCCCGGGGGTCAAAATGCTACTTGCGGTCATGTTGCTGGAGGCATGGATTTTAGTTCTAGTTGTGCTATGGTTGCTATTCCACTAACCCCCATCCTGAAAGGATATTCCAATGCTTAACGTTAAAGACTTAGGTGCGAAAGGCAACGGAACAACGGACGATACAGAAGCACTACAGAACGCAATCAACGGAGACGACAGACACATCTATTTCCCCAAGGGGCGCTATCTCATTTCCAGCCCTATCAGCTTTGAAACTCCCAACTTGAACTTTCATTACGAAGGCGAACCCGGGGCCGGTATCGTAGGCAACTTCCCGGACGCATTATTCAAGCGTAGCGTAAAGTCACCAATCGGAGGTGTTCACGTTATCGAAAAACTGATATTCGAGAACGGGCATAAAGACGGTAAGTGTTTGATGCTTCATTCTTGCGTTACGGCTGAAGTATCCAATTGTGGGTTTCAAGGTCAATGCAAGGTAGGAATTGAAACGTTCAATTCACAATGTCTTACAATGAATACCTGTTACGTCATCGGTATCAGGGGTGTTGGGGTTATGGCTGGAAATGCTACAGCCCTATTCAATTGTGATATTACGGGCTGTAACGAAGGGGTACGTCATCAAAACCTAGGCCTTACGGTTATGGGCGGTAGGTACGAAGTAAACGGGATTGCGTTTCACTTGGGGCAGAATGAAAAGGGTGAAACGTTCCAATCTACCGGGGCCAAGATTTCGGGCCTATCCATGGAAAGTAACGACTACGGTATCTATGTTCGGGCCGGGGCCTCCATTGAAATCAGCGGGAATGCAATTACGAACAATACGCCCGATAAACATGCCGGGCTATACGTCCATGATGGGGAGGAAATCTTGTTCATGGGGAACGGCGTTAGCTCCGGTACCCATCCGTTCCTAGACGCTGCAATCTATCTGAACAACCCGAAACAATCCGTATTTCTTGCGAACCGTATCAGCGTAGCTAGTGGCAAGGATTGGCGTATGCCCGAAAGTTTGGAGGGGCGTAACTTGTTCTTTGCAGCGAACCTACCCCCGGCCCCCGGAGCCTGATATCGGATAGGTTGCGAAGCCCCGGGCCACAACCCGGGGTTTTTCTTTATCAATTTGTTAACCACTATCAATCGTCGTAGTTGACGAACGTAGCTAGGCCCCGTATATTCTAATTCATGAGCAACGGGGAATGGTCCCCATAGACGGAGGCTCTAATGAACTCTCAAATCGTAGCGAACGTCAACGGACGGGACGTAACCCGGGGCGAACTTTCGGAGGCTTTCAACTTGGTTGTTAACAAGACCAATTGGAAGTATCCAGTTGACGCCCGGGTTATCTTGACCCCCGAACAGCGCAACTTGGTAACGGAAGCCGTTATCTTCTTTGCCGGATGCGTCCCCACATTCGAACCCCAAGGCCCCGTGTTCGAAAGCTTCAATCAGCTTGTTTGCGAATACCGGGTTAGGGCAGTTGGCTACTACAATGCGGTAGGGGCCTAGGACCATGGCAAAGCCTCCGGGCTACGACGTTAAAATTCTTACCCTGATACGGGATACGGAACTAGGGGAAATTCGGGTCACGAATTATTCTACCCCTACGTCCCAACTCTACCGGGTCACGGCGTTTATTCCGGGCTACGCCTTGTTAGGCCCCGGTATTCCGGATTTAGAGAAATGGTGCGATACGCTGCTACTTGCCATAGATACGTTTGGGAGGTACGCTGATACCGCCCGCAAACAGGGTTGGAGTTCCCATTAACGGTTTGTTTACTATACGCCAACGTCCCCCATTTTCGTAGTTGACTATCGTAGGTCCGTCGTCTATATTCCGACTATCAGGAACGGGGCAAGGCCCCACAGACAGGAACTACGAACATGATGGACATTGATACCGCCAAGTCCTACGCCACCCGCGAAAACCTCATGAAAGCTCTTGAGCGTCTTGGGTTCGCTGATAAGCGCCCGATGGTTGTTCGGAATTCGGAAGGACGTTGGACGGCTATTTTCTCCCTGTCCATGGCCGGGATTGACGGCGGGTATATCGCCGTGTTTGCGGTTCATGGTTTCAAGACGTTCCAGTAATCAACAGAAAGGAAGGTGATAAGGAACAGCCCCGGTAGGTCCCCCCTCCGGGGCTTTTTCGTTGCCCGTATACGATTGATTAAGGTTAACGGTTCTTAACCGTATACGGCGAAACTACGTACGTATTCAACGTAGTTGACTATCGTAGGTCCAGCCCGTATATTCTCACTATCGGAACAACGGAACGGAGTTACGGACATGGCCAAGAAAACTTATACGGTAACTTTCAAGGACGGGGCCACCCATAGCCGCAAGTCAGAACGGGCGTATACCTACGCCTACAAATATTCGTCATGGTACGAAGCATTTTGCTACGACCCGGAAAACCCGGACGCGGAAATTCCAGTGTTCCACCACTATACCAAAGTAGGCTTTGCAGCTACGAAGGAACTTGCCGAAAAAGCCTTGACAACTCGGTTGAACGAAGCCGCTACCGCCCCGGATAGGGTTCACGTCATCGGGGGCGAAGTTGCCCCCGTTAACGGATAATTAACCGTATACTACGGGAGGGGTTGACTATCGTAGGTTCGTGCCGTATATTCGTGACAGTTGAACGGGCCAAGGCCCAACGGGAGAACGGACATGACAAAGTTTCTTAAGAGCGAATTCCACTATTGGGGCGGATATCTGGACTACGGGCCGGAGCGCAAGTTCGTTGGCCGGTTCAAACATCAAGGCTCCAAAGCCGCCGCCGCGTTCGCCCGGTTCCTTGTGAAGAACTTCACGGTTGAAGAATACTTCAACGCCCGGGAGGCCAAACAGTCCCCGTTGGACATTCTGGAGGCCAAGGGGTTCATCCTGCCCCATATCCTGTCTTGGTTGAAGTCCGGACAGCTTGCCGAATGGAAGGGCCAAGGCTACGCCTATTGGAAGGCCCGGCAGTAACCAACGAACCCCGGGGCGAACCCCCGGGACTTTCTTTGACCCATAGTTACAATTTGAACTATTAGCAATCTATTAAGGTTAACCCAAAGACCCAAAACGTTAACCAACTTGGAACGCCCGTAGCGTACCCTTAGCCGCCTTGGGAGCGCCTTCCTTCCTTAAGAATTCCTCCGTACATTCGAATAATTCGCCGTTGTCCTTTAACGCTTGCAACGTCTTATTTATAGCTTGGGTAGTTCCAAATCTGTCATTCTTGAAAACAGATATAACAGACAAACGTTTATTAATATAAAGATACGGCACAATACGTTGTTTATGTAAGTTAGCAGCAAATGACCCCATTTGTTTAACGTAATTAGATACATTATTAAAATCTGAATTTACATATTCATTACATATCCTCATAGCTTGCGTCTCTTGTTTCGAGGTTGTATCGTCCTTGCCTACTTCGCCATGTTCAAACCGGCTAGAGATATTGCGGATACTGGACGTAGTGAGACGTTCCGACCATTCCCATATCGGAGCGTCAATTGTGGGGCTATGGGGGTTGATCCCTATGGCTATCAGGCTAGCAACCTTGAGCGTTATAAGATGCGCGCGGTTCCATAGTTCTGCCATTGATTTATTCTCAGGCTTATTAATTGCCGTTCTGGCATATTCGCCATATATCCGTTCCAACTTTTTAGCGTCATCCGTAAATGTTGGAATGACGGTTTGCCCCTTAGCCATTAGGTCATGACATTGTGCCCCTAGCGCCGCTATCTTCTGGACAAGTTCCATAGGGGGTTGGACTATATGAAACGTTTCGCTTAATGGGGGACGTTCGCCGTAGTATTCAATAATCAGGAACCGGGGCAAGAGGCCTTGAGATATCATACCTTCCGTTAAACCTTCGTAGAATGTTCCCGGCGTAGTTTCCGCCAGAATAGAGAACGCTGGAGAATTCAAGATTTTCGTATTCTTGTCCTTGTCCGAATAGACCATGGGACGGAGAACGTTACCCGCCCCGGACTTGCCGTATACATCCAACAGAACACTACGCAACCCCACAAGATAGCCGCTAGCGTTTTGCGCTGTCATGGCCTGAAGCTTCAAACCAAATTCACCAATGACAGAAACAAAACAAGAGCGCCTATCCAACTCCCGGAGTAGTGCCGCGTCCGAACGTATTTCCCCCGGGCCAAGGAATTCAACGATTGACGGAGTAGCTACAGCCCCGGGCCGGTTCGGAATTAACGTTGCCGCCGAATTAATAAGTTTCGAAATCCCCGACGCCATGGCCTCTTTACCGCGTCCGCTTTCAGCTACCAGCAACGTATAGAGGTTCAAACCGGCCCCGCTATAGGTGTTGAAGGCCCGTCCGCAAAGTCCGGACATAAGCCCGATAGCTCCGGCTAATGCGATTTCAGGAACGGGGAGGGGAGCCGCCTTATAAATGAAATCTGCAATTTCGCCCATTAATCCGGGGGGCAATGTGTAGGGATTGACAGCCGGAGAACTACCCGCTACCAGTGTCGTCACGCTATGCGGTTCCGGGCCTACCCCCGTTCCCCGTTGTTGTACGGCCCCGCCCATAGCAGACGGCCCCGGCGCGGTTGACCATAGGTCCGCTACGTTCGGGGCCGTCTCGTTTATACGGCTAAACGACGCCTTAAGGTTACTAAAATCAATCGGGGGCATGTAGCGGTCAAAGCTACGAACCACCATTGTATTGACGTAATCGTTACGGAGCGCCTTGGTACGCTGGCCTAGCGCCGACATACGAAAGACCCGCGCGATTTGCTCCCGGTTCTTCGTATGGAATACTAACATATCTATCAGCGCAAAATCAGCTTCCGATTGCGATTGATAAACCCCCTGCCATTCTCCCATGAATAGCGCCGCAAACTTCGCGCTTTCTTCCATAGCCTTTAATATTAGTGTGTTATCGTCTAACGTTTGGGGTTCGTCAATGGTTATAGCATGTCCATTGATATCCTTTCCCATTTCGTGCCAAAGTGTATTGGCCAAGGATTGACGTTCGGCTATCGGCTTCGCTGCTACTACGTCTCCCGTTACAGTCATGTATCTATGTGAAGAATATAATTCGATATTGCCGCGCCGCCGTCCTTGTGGGACATGAGCCTTAAAGATGATATGGCAACCGAACCCGCTAGGCGAACGTTCGGCGTAACTGTCAAACGCTTCAAAGATTTTAATTTGCCGTTGGAGCGTTGCCGCGTCCGTCGTCTTGTCTAAATCAATGAACGCAAACGGGTCCGTATCCGAAAGGACAAACCCCAACCCCGAATATCCATTGACAGTTGAGTAAGTAGACAAGGCGTGTTCAAACGGTACCCAAGTTCTAAAATCGTCTACTTTAGCCGGAAACCCCGTCTTAGGGTCATAGGGAATTTTCGTAGGTTTGCCGTCCCGTTCTTCATAGCGCCAACAAATCCAGTTGGGATATTGCTTCAACTCTTGTGGAATATCGTCGTATGCCATGTCATTCAACCCCCACACTTGAGGTTGCCCGCCGCCCCGGCCCCGTTTTTTAGCTTTCGGAAAATCGTTCCCGGGGAGTATCATGCTTCCGTCATGTGGCCCTTGTCAAACCCCCATGGGTAGCGTCTTGACAGGTTTGGCCTACGGGGACAGACTACCGGACGGGAACGGGATATGGACTATTGGCAAACACACCCGGGTTAGCGAAACGGCACGCCCGTTGCAGCGTTACAGCAACGGGGCCGGGTAGCTTGTATTTGTCGCCAACTCCTATCGCCTGATACCCGGCCCTTTATATCGTAGTTCCAAACGGGGAAAGAACCATGGCAAAGAACTTTGAAGAACTTGAGAACGGTATACGACAAGCGGCTAGTACCGCCGTAGCTGAAGCCCCAACCAAAGGGGAAGTCCTAGCGGACAGGGTAGCGAATACACTGGACCTTGCTAGTGCAACTGTCCTAGAACGTATTGACGCTATCGTTAGCGAAATGCAAGCAATGCGAACAGCTATCATTGCAGACGCCGATAGGGTCAAACAGGAAATTCAGAACCATATGAGATTTAGCGCCGAATGTGCTAACGTCATGGACAGTATGAAAAGTCTGATTAATGTTACTTCGCAAGAGGCTGAAACCCTCAAGAGGAAATAGCTATGTCATGGCAAACAGCAACGGCTAAGACGTATACGCCAGATACCCAACGTTTGCTAACATATGTGCAAGGCGATATAAACGCTTTGCTCCAGTTGTGGCAAGCGAAACACGCCGAATTGGAAGCCGCCAAGGCTACCGAAATGGGGTTGCGCCGGGCCGTATTCGAAGTCCAATTTCCGGACGCAAAAGAGGGAACCCAACGGGTAGCCATTGGCAACGGATGGTTTCTGAAAGCCGTATACCCTCAGAACTACCGGCTAGACAAAGACACTACGGAAGGGGTCCAAGCCGCTATTGCGAAGATTAGCGCCAAGGCTGAAGTTGTGGGGGACAGGCTTGTAAACTGGAAGCCTGAACTTTCAATCAAGGAATACCGGCTATTGGAAAAGCCGGAACTAACTCCGGAAGAACAACAAATCAAGAAACTGATTGACGGAGTATTGACCATTACTCCCGGAGCGCCCCAACTGGAGTTAGAGGAACCTAAAGCGTAACATGGCACGAACCCGCCCGCCCCATCTTCGTTTGATACAGACGATTGGTAACAGCTACCCATTCTTGAACTTAGCTACCGCCGTTAAATTACCCTACGGGGATATACTGTTATACGCCGACGCTTTTAGTAAGGGGTTTCATGATTTGAATTGTTGGGAGCGTATAGCGGTTCAGAAGTTGGCGGACCAATTCGCTAAAGACGGCGAATACCAAGGGGCCTTTCTACAGGCCTACAACAAAGGAAGGAAGGACAATGGATAAGATCATTAGCGCCGCGTTGAAACACTTCAACGTTGACGAAATGCAACATCTACGCTCCCTCTTGACTCGGGTTGCGGCACGGTTGGCCAAACCGGACAAGGCGGAAGTCCAAGCCGCCGCCGACGCCTTGGGAACCAAAATCAGCGAACAGGTTTCCGCGTCCGAACAGACGCCCCCGGAGGACCCCGCGAAGTCCGAACAGCCCCCGGCGGAAGCCGAACCCGTTCCTCCGCCGCCCAAGGCCTAACCCTTGGCGCGGTTTCGACATAACATTATTGGACAAGGCGAATATAAGTTCGCCTTGTTCGATAGCGTCGTATATAAGAACGAAGATATTAAAGTTATGGCTACCGTCGTCGCACGATTTAGGAAACGTAGCAACCTTCAATTCAGATATGTAATTGAAGATAAGAACGGATTTCTAGTAATAACAAGCGAAGAACATTTAGAACCCCATTTCAACAAAGGTAACGTACATCGAACAGGGAAAGGGAATGAACCATGGACGCAACCAAAGTAATGCCAGTATTCGACATTATGACAGTTGACGAATTACAACACGCTAGGTCACTATTCACTAGAGTAGCTACCCGCTATCAACATTCCGAAACAGCTACAGAAATGACTATAGCTATCGTTGCCGCTAACGAAATGGCGGACGAAATTACGGCGAAAACTCCGGCGGATAAACCGGCTCCAGAAGGCGACGAAATCACCGGGCCGGAGCCTCAAGAATGATACAGCTACAATCTACAGCGTCTTACCAATCCCGGGGCGTTAAGGTTCTGGTCTATGGCCCCCCGAAAGTTGGAAAGACCCGGCTAATCGCTACCGCCCCTACTCCCGTCATATTTTCAGCGGAAGGCGGACTATTAAGCTTACGAACGTATAACCTCCCGTATTTTGAAATCCGTAACCTTAGCGATTTGCGGGAGGCTTACCATTGGAGCATTAGCAGCAACGAAAGCCGCCAATTCAACACTATAGGACTTGATAGTATTTCCGAAATCGTTGAACAGATACTAAAGGCCGAAATGGCTAAGACCCGTGACCCTCGCAAGGCCTACGGCGAAATCATTACCCAAGGTTTGCAGATAGTCCGGGACTTCCGGGATATGCCGGATAGAAACGTCGTATTGATTGCGAAACAAGAATACAGCAAAGACCAAACCGGAATGATGTTCAATCAACCGTCATTCCCGGGCCAACAATTGCAGAACCAAGTTCCGTATTTTCCGGACGAAATCTTTCAATATAATATTTTACGCAATCCGCAAACCGGCCAAAGAATAGAAGCCTTGCGTTGTTGGCCGGATCAAACTAACATAGCAGGGGACAGGTCCGGGGCCTTGGACGAATGGGAACCTCCCAACTTGTCTCACATCTTTCAAAAGATAATGTCAGGTCATGTAGCCAAACGGTAGAAAGGACTAAACCATGGCGTTTCAATTCAATGCGAGAACGGTAGCCCCACAAGTAGCGTTGGACCCTGTACCCGAAGGATGGTACAAAGTTGTCATTGACAAATCCAACGTCAAACCTACCCGGGACGGCCAAAATGGCATGATTGAACTTCAATGCAAGATCATTGAAGGACAATTTCAAACCCGGGTCTTATACTATAATCTGAACCTTTGGCATAGCAATGCGACGACAGTTGAAATCGCCTATAAGCAACTGTCCGCTATCTGCCATGTTGTGGGGCAATATGATATCGTAGCCCAAGACAACGCCCCCGCCGACAACTACCTTCCAATGTTGCACAACGTCCCCTTTATGGTTCACGCCGTAGTTACCCAAGGCGAACGGGGACCAATCAACAATATTCGGGGCCTCAAAGACACAATGGGCAACGACCCCGGCAAAGGGGGACAGGCCCCACAACAGACGGCCCAACAGTTCCCGCAAGGCGGTACCGCGCCCGGAGCATGGCAAGGGGGAGCGCCCGCGCCTACTGGAGCGCCGCCGCCCGCCGCCGGTCAATGGACTACCGCCGCCCCGCAACCCGCCGGAGCGCCCCCCGGGCAACCTTGGGGAGACCAGCCCCTTCCCCCCGGCCTAACGCCTAGACAGCCCCTACCCCCGGCCCCGCCGCCCGGACAGCCCTTCCCGGGCCAACCCTACCCGCCCCCTCCGGCCCCGGCCCCCGCGCCAATGCCCGGACAGCCCCAATGGGGAGCGATCGCGCCCGGGGCACCCCAACAGCCCCCACAAGCTGCCCCGCAATGGCCGGGCCAGCCCGGAGCGCCGGGACAGGCTCCAGCTTGGGGAGGCCCCCGCTAACTCCCTTGGCGACCCCGTTTAGGGAGTTGGGACGGCGGGGGGTTCAACTTTGGCACACACCAAACCCCCGTGAACCCCCCGTCTGCCCCGTTCACGTTTTGTTCTGGAGGTTCCCGGTTTTCTATATTTTTGGGAACGTATGTCTATAAACCTCAAGATACTATCCGAACGTATACGCAATGATATTGATAGGCATTGCGTTGAACTATACGCTGAAGAACACCGTAACCATTTAGGGGCCAGCGTAATAGGGCACGATTGCGAAGCCTATATTTGGCTAGCGTTTCGTTGGGCTAGAAAGGAAATATTCAGCGGACGTATGCTCCGGTTATTCAATCGGGGGCACCGCGAAGAACAGCGTTGTATTGAATATCTAAAGGGTATTGGTTTCAATATCTATGACGCTCCGAATAACGAACAGTTCCGTATTGTGGGGTATGGGGGTCATTACGGAGGTTCAACGGATAGTATTGGGACAACACCGTATAAGGATTTCCCGGAGCCTATGGTATTGGAATTCAAAACCCATAATTCTAAATCGTTTGCCGATTTGAAGGATAAGGGGCTACTCCGTTCCAAGCCCCGACACTACGCCCAAATGTGTAGCTATGGACAAACCTACGGATATAAGAACGGATTATATTACGCCGTTGGCAAGAATGACGATGATATACATATTGAAGTTGTGAAGCTGGACTATACCCAAGCCGAGTACTTACACGCTAAGGCGGACAAGATCATTCGTTCAATGGTCCTACCGCCCCGCATTGCCCTACAAGAAACCTACTTCGAATGTAAAATGTGCCCATTCGTAGGCGTATGCCATAGGGGAGAACGTCTTGACATTAGTTGCCGTTCGTGCTTCAATGCCGAACCCATTGATAACGGGCAATGGTTCTGTAGACACTTTCAACAGACAATACCAACGGAG